TTAGGTGTATGATGGGAATAGCAATGTTACGGAAGATGAAGCATACGCTCTAGGATTACTGATTGGTGATGGAAGTTTTTTATCTCCGTGCGGCATTACTTTTAGAAATAATGAGCCATCATTACATGAAAAAATAAAAGTTTTGGGTTTATTTAAACGATATCCTTCTGACCTTACTAAATCTTATTTGGGCGGTGGATTGCAAAAAAAAATGGATTTTTGTAAACGATTTGGAATACGTAATTATCATTGGAAAACTAGAGACAAACAATTTCCATCGACAATTCTTAAATCTTCTCGTGAGGTTACTTCTGCTTTTATTTCTGGATTGATGGATGCTGACGGGGGATTATGTTTAACTAAAAAATTAGGATATGTTGAAAGGATTGTTTTTACTAATACAAGCAAAGAATTGGTACATCAATTACAATATATTTTATTGCATTATGGAATTGTTGCAAAAGTATCATTACAGAAATGTGAAAATAAAAACTGGAGACCATGTTATTCATTAACAATGACTGGCACAGATATTGATAAATTTGTTAAATATATTGGATTTCGTTTAAATAGAAAAAGAACACAACTTCTAAAAGCAATCAAGTGTAAAAAGAGATCATTTTTTGATAAAGGTGATGACGTTCCAGATATTCTGGATGATATGATTGATATTTCAAAAAATCACAGAGCCATAAGATATACTGGAAATTGTGAGAATGTGGCAGTGTCTCATTTGATACGAAGGAAGACTGCTAGCCGCCCCCTTGTTGAGAATTTTCTTAGAATCTATGGTCATTTAGATGACTCACGCATTGATCTCATTCGTTGTCTTGCTGATCCAGACATCTATTATGATGAAGTTATTTCAATTGAGGATGATGAATGTATTACGTTTGACGTTCATATTCCAGATGGTCATGAATACTGTGCTAATGGGTTTTATAGTCATAATACTAAAATTAGAGGATTCCGTGCCACCACCGTTCTATGTGACGAATTTGCGTCAGTACCTGAAGATGTTTTCGATATTGTAGTTCGTGGTTTTGCCGCCACCACTAAGACGCCGGTTGATGAAGCTAAAAAAATTGCTTTCGAAAAACAACTTGCCAAAATGAATTTACCAGCAGATATTAGAAAAAAATTGATTATTGATGACGGTAAAATGCATGGTAATCAAATCGTATATTCAGGTACTGCCTATTATGCTTTTAATCATTTTGCTAAGAGATATCAAATGTGGGAAAATATTATTCGCAGTAAGGGCGATCCAGAACAAATAGCTCAAATTTTTGGTGGAGAAAATCTTGTTCCTGATGGTTTTAATTATAAAGATTATGCAGTTATGCGGATACCATATACTCATTTACCCGATGGTTTGTTGGATCAGAGACAATTAGCCCATGCCAAAGCAACATTGCCGTATAACATTTTCCTTATGGAGCATGGTGGAATTTTCGTTAAAGATTCGGATGGTTTTTATCCTCGTAGTTTAATTGAAGGATGTACAGTTGGACCCAATAAACCCATAGAAACACCAGATGGTGCGGTAACCTTTACTCCCCTAATGAAAAGTCAATCTAAACATAAATATGTAATGGGGATTGATCCAGCCGCAGAGAGGGATAATCTAGCTACCACCATAACTGAGGTTTGGCCTAATCATAGTCGAGTAGTTTATTGTTGGGCCGTTAATAAAAAAGAATTTATTAAACGAAAAAAACGGGGATTGATTACAGATGATGATTACTACGCCTATTGTTGTTCTCGAATTTGTGAGCTTGTGCGATTGTTTAACCCAGTGCGAATTGAAATGGACAGTCAGGGTGGCGGTTATGCAATAGCTGAGATGCTTCGCAATAAAAAATTGCTTGATACGGATAAGGGCGATTTTCCAATTTATGAAGTTATTGATTTCGATGACCCGAAATTTACTGATGGAGAGACGGATGGAAGGCATATCTTACATCTTGTTAAGCAAAGCTCGGAATTTAACCAGCAAGCCAATATTGCCTTACATAAAAGTCTAGAAACTCGTACTTTATTATTTCCAGCGTTTGATAGTGTAAAAATGTATGCGGCACTTGAAGCCGAAAAAGCTGTTGGCGTGGTTTTTGATACATATGAAGAGAATGTATTTAATATTGAAGAATTAAAGAATGAGCTTTGTACTATCCAAATGAGTGAAACCGCAACAGGTAAAGAAAAATTTGACACTCCTCGGGTGGTTCAGCCTGGAACAGTAGAGGGTCGTTCTCGAAAAGGTCCGCTTCGCAAAGATCGTTACACGGCCCTTTTATTATCCCACAAATATATTTATGATACAGAAATAGCTCAAGATGATAGTTTAGATTATGAGGATGTTGTTGGGAATATTACAAAGCGGAATAAGCCAGGCAAAAATGAGGTTTTTTATGTGGGACCAGGCGTTGGTCGTATGCGCAATGCTCGGGATGCTCGTAGTGGTGATATTTTTAAAGCTGTCAAAAGAGGTAAGCGAATTTGATACCAATGGTGTATAATGGAATTGTAATGCAACCGCAATATAAATGAGGGCAAAATGGCAGAAAAAAAACCCAAAACTCCACCAATAGGACAATTATATACTCAAGGTATTGATAATCATGTTCTTCCTGAAACATGTCATCTAACTCAAGGAGTGGCACATCGAACAATTGCATCTGATGTCAATCTTCGTACTGGGCATAACCGCTATACTCATGATGCACATCGTTCCAGCGATAAACTTCCCACTAAACATGCCGACATCATCCTTGCTTGTCAGGCAATCTACCGTAGAGTTGGTATGGTTCGTAATATCGTTGATTTGATGACTGATTTTGCAGCAGAGGGTTTAGAATTACAGCATACCATTAAAACTCAGGAAAGATTTTACCGCGAATGGGCCAGACGTGTAAACTTACAGGGTCGGGCTCATGATTTTATGAAATTATTAATGCGAGATGCTAATGTGATTGTTCGTCGTAAAAATGCTTTTATTACTAAACCCGCTGTGAAAGAAATGACCAAAGGTATGATTGGGGTTATTGATGAAACAGAAGTATATGATCCGCCTGAAAAAATTAAAATCACCCCAAAACAAACAAATCGTCGAGAGATTCCCTGGAGATATACCTTTTTATCACCCGTTATAATCGAAAAAATTGGTGGCGAAGTTGGCAGATTTTTCGGTTCTGATGCGTTAGGAATGCGTATTCCAAAATCCCTGGCTAATTCAATAAAAAGCCCCAAGACAGATGCGGAAAAAGCTTTTATTGCTAAACTTCCGCCAGAAATAGTAAGGGCAGCTAAAAAATATGGATCGCTTGTAGCTTTAGATATGAATAAAATATATGTGGATTATTATAAAAAGGATGACTGGGAAGATTGGGGTACACCATTTTTATATGGCGTTCTTGAAGATGTGATGTTTAAAGAGAAAATGCGTTTGGCTGATATGGCTGCCCTCGACGGTGTTATTAATGTTATACGCCTATGGAAACTTGGCAAATCTGATCAACAAATTCTCCCAACCGTAGCAGCAGTTGATAAGCTTATCGATATTCTCCAGCACAATACGGGTGGTGGAGTCATGGACCTTGTGTGGGACGATATGATTGATCTCACAGTTGAGTATCCACCTACCGACAAGATTTTAGGACCAGAGAAATATGTTGGTGTAAATGCTGACATTATTGGTGGTTTGGGTATTCCCGATTCTCTTATGGGTGGGGGGCAAGGTCAAGGAGTACGCAACGCTCAATCTGCTTTTGTTCAATTAAAGACACTGGTTGAACGTTTAGAATATGTACGTGGTCGAGCAATTTGTTGGATGGAAGGTGAATTACATCTTGTTGCTGATGCAATGGGATTTAAGAAAATTCCGGCTATAAGTTTTGGTATTATGTCTTTGCGAGACGAAGCAGCAGAGAAGCAACTGATAATTCAATTACTTGATCGTGGTATTATCTCATCCGAAAAGGCTACTGAAGTTTTTGGTGTTAATTACATGATTGAACTTGAAAGGATAAAATCAGAACAACAAATTAGAGAGGAAAATCCTGGTGTGTTAGAAAAGTCCAATCCATATAATCGTCCGTTCTCGGTTATGGAAAGACAAAATGAACTTACTATTGAATTGGAAAAGGTAAAACAAAAATTGAGTGATGGAAATAATGGAGACGATAAGGGTGGTGGAGATAATCCCAGTGGGGATCAACCAAAAGATGATGGGAATAATTCTCCAGGACGACCGCCATCGACCAAGGATGTGAAACCTAGAAATGAGCGGACTCCCAAAACTGAATCTATGTTATATATTATAGCTGATGGATTGATTGATCAGATTGATAATTTAGTAGATAGCAAATATCTTGAACAACATGATGTTAAGAATATACGATCTCTAACTAGGGCTCAGCGAACCGAACTGGAGAGGGTCAAACGCACTACTTTGTCTATCTTGCGTCCAGATGATATTGTAACAAAAGAATTTATAATTGGAAGACTAAATACAGCAGGGAAGGATGCTCGTTGTATGGAAACTATTTTTGATAAATTTATGGCTAATTTTACAGCATCAATTCAGAAGGAGCCTACAGCCAAGGAACGACGAATATTGACAGCTTTGGCATGGGTTAATATGATTGATAAAAAGAAGTAATGATGAATTTTTGTGTTTCGATAGATATTTTTGAAAAGGAGAATCGTTATGGCAATAATAAATGTATCGCTAGATACAGTAACTCGGCAAGCTGTTTTGACAGTTAATGGTGTTCTGGTTCCAAGTGATGAATTTAGTATAAGTAAATGTCTAAAATATGATACCAAAGATGAATATGAAATAAATTTTGGTTATACTATTGAACATATGGATGATGGTGGATTAAAGGAAAGACGAAATTTCTATCTTCCTTCGTCGGAAGAAGCTGCTGCTGAGCTTAATGATGATGGATTTGCATCCAAAGTAGTTCACAATGATGACAGGGCTAAGGCTGATACGATTGATTTTATTAAGCAGGGCCGTAATTCCTAGTGAATGGTCAGTAATTTCATGTAATCTCTACGAATGATTGTGTATAAATTATATGATTGGAGGCTTTCGTGCGCATTTATAAAGCTGAAAAAGAAGCTGGCATAGATTCTCAGATGGAAAAAGATGGAAGTTCTACTATCTTTGTTACAGCCCGGGTACAAATTTGTGATATTAGTAAGCATTTTGATGGCATGTCTGTTGCTGATTTAATGAAGGCGACCAATACGGTACAAACAGTAGAGGAACTTCTTGGTGATGATCAACCGGATTTAGCTTTGGTAGTTGCAATTCTTGTTAGTACGGGTTGGAATTTGAATGATGATATTTTTACTCCCGAAGAAGTTTGGAAAGCGCGCAATTCTCCACTTCACAAACCTATGAATGATAATCATGATGCCACAAAGATTTTGGGACATATCGTTCAAAGTAGGGTTTTAGATAAGATTGGTAATGAGATTAATTTAGAAATTCCTCCGGCTGAATTTGATCTTGAGGTTGCTGGCGTATTATATAGGGCATTTCCAGAATTAATTGAGCGAATTGATGAAATTATTGCCAAAGCCAAAACTGGTGAGATGTTTGTATCGATGGAGGCTTGGTTTCCAGATTTTGGTTATGGTTTAATTGATGCTAATACTGGTGAGACTAAGCTGGTTGAGCGTACCGAAGCTACAGCTTTTTTGACCAAACATTTGAAAATTTATGGTGGTAGTGGTGAATATCAAGGATATAAAGTAGGTCGAGTTTTGAAGGATATTATATTTGGTGCGCAGGGATTTGTTGATACACCTGCGAATCCCGAATCTGTGATTAAGGTTGCGGCGAATAAAATAGCTGCTTCCCCAGTTTTTGTGACTGCTAAATTGAGTGAATTATTGGAAGGGGGTGTAGAAGACGTGGATGAAAAACAATTGAAGGAACTTCAGACAAAGCTCGAAGAAAGTCAGGCGGCTCTAGAGAGTAAAGAAAAAGAGGTCGCTGAGTTACAGAAAGCAGCAGAAGAGTTTAAGACCAAAGATTATGATGGGCAAATTACTACTCTAACTGAGAAGGTTGATAAATTGACTGTTAATGTAACAGAAGCGTCCGAAAAAGTGGAAGCTATCGAAGCTGAAAAGATTGAGCTTCAGAAGCAATTCGACGAGATGTCTGATCGTGCCACAAAGAGCGAAGCGGAATTAAATAAAATCCGTAAGAATGAGGTTGCTCGTGAGCGTTTGGCGAAGTTATTGGAGGTTAAGAAAATCGAGGATGAAGAGGCAACACTTACTGAACTTCGTGAGATGACTGATGAGACGTTTGCAGTAGTTCTGAAGTATGCTGGTGAGATCAAGGCTGAAGATGATAAATCCGATGTTACAGATGATAAGACAACGGATGATGCAGACCAGGCTACGGCGGCTTTGGGTAGGGTAGAAGTAGATAATACCGCTGAATTTAACGCTACAGAAGATGCCAAGCAATCTGAGGATGATTCTTGGGTAGCTATGGCGAAAGCGATATGTGGATGTGAAGAAAAAGATGAAGGGGGTGAATAAGAATGGCTTTAAAAGGCGATCGTGAATATAATGAGATTACGGATATTACGAATTTTTGGCTCGCTAGCCAAGCTACTGCGGTCGAAAAGGGTGGCGTAGCTAGTGTCGTCACACAAGGTAGTGGTGCAACTCTGGGTGTAAATATTACCGATGATCCTAATGTCGTCGATTATGATGCTTCGGTGGGTGCTAGCACGGTTCCCAAGGGGATATTATTGCAAGACGTTGCTTTGGCAATGAGTACTACTCGTGATTTTCCCAATTACGAAAAGGGCGATGAAATTCGTCCAGGAGATAAGTGTACATTGATTAGACATGGTTGGGTTGTTACTGACATGATTACTTCTGGTCAAACTCCAGCAATTGGTGGTACTGCTTATTTGGGCAATGATGGTTTATTGGCTACTGGTGCGGTAAGTAGTTCTAGGGCTGTTGGAAGATTTGAAACAACCAAGGATGCCAATGGGTTTTGTCGAGTTTTTATTGATCTATAAAGGAGGTGAAGAAGAATGAAGCGTAAAGTTAGAAAACCAACTCCTGAGCAAGTTGAACTTCTGAAACGTACAGCCTCTACGAATAAGGCTGAAGCTTTGGAGGCAATGCATTCTTTGGCTCAGGCTCTACAGGTTCCTCTGCGGTCAGCGTTGCTCGATGGTGATATCTTGGGCGGAATCTTCGCACCTGAAGTTCTCGATCCGGCTGCAACTGCTGAATATCCGCTAGATTTCTATCAGACAGCACAGGACGGTGACTATGTGGCATACACAATTCCGAATGAAGGTGCGCTACCACAGCGTACAATCAGCGGTGATGCCGTGACGATCAATACCTACCAGGTTGGTAATGCTATTGACTGGCCTCTAAAATATGCTCGCACAGCACGATGGGATATTATTGCTCGTGCTATGGAAATACTTGAAGCTGGTTTTGTTAAGAAGATGAATACGGATGGTTGGAGAGTTCTAATATATGCCGCTACTCAGCGTCAAGATTATAATGGTGGGGCTCCACTGGTATATGATAGTGCGGCAACTGCTGGTCAATTTACCAAACGTCTTGTATCTTTGATGAAGACAACTATGACTCGCTTAGCAGGTGGGAATACTACAACAGCTAATCGTGGTCGCTTAACTGATCTTTATTTTAGCCCAGAAGCTCTTGAGGATATTCGTGAGTGGGATCATGACGAAGTGGATGATGTAACACGTCGAGAGATTCTTACCGCTAGCGATGACGGTGGTCCACTAGGTCACATTTATGGTGTTACTTTACATCCATTAACTGAACTTGGTGTAGGCCAGGAGTTCCAAACATATTTTGATGGGTTGGGTGTTAGTAAGGGTACTAGCGATGAAGAAATTGTTATTGGGCTAGACCTATCCAAAAATGATTCCTTCGTGATGCCGATCAAAGAAGAGTTAACAATATTCGAGGATGACAATCTGCATCGTCGGCG